TTATTTAATCACGCCGACTGCTTTTGCAGCGTCAGCAAAGTTTTTGTTACCTTTTAATACTAGCGTAATATAATCAGTTGCGTCTTGCTCGTTTTCGAAGAATACCGATTCGACATAGTTTTCTCCTTGTTGATCAGTTTGTAACCATCTATCTTCTAATTCACTCACGTTGTCTTCCGTTACTTCTTCACCGAAGGACACTTCTTCTGTTCTGTATGTGCCTACTTCAAAGTAAACTTTTTCGTTGTACTCTACTTCATTCAGTAAAGCATAGTCAATATTAAAATAATTACCGTCATTCTCAATGTCAGTAAAGAATTGTCCTAAACTGTCAATTAATTCAATATTATTTTTGTTTTCTAATTCGATGATTTTATCCATTATATCCAACCCCTTTTGATAATTATATAATTTTTCAGCGCTGTTCAAACTTAGATTTCCTATTTCTTTCTTGGCATTACGCAACTTACTGATAACTGCTTGCGACACACCTGTGTGTGCCGCGATGCTGTTACTTGATAAGTTGCTATCCAGCAATCTTTTAATTTCGTTTCTCATTTTTTAAGCTACCTCCGCTATTTTTTTACGTAGTGTGCTAGATTTCATGTTGCTTCTGATGCCCTTAATTCCTAGTGCTTTAGCTTTTTTTACTAATTCGAAATGATTGTCCATAGCTTTAACCATTTCATTTTCCACTGTGATTGTTGCTTGTGTGTAATCAACCACGTTCACAGTTTTCAAAACGCTTTTCGGAGTCCAAAAATCGAATTCACCAAATTTGCCATCAGCATGGATAAGCAATGCTTTTTCGGTTTCGCGTTTTACACTTAAAACTGATTTTTCGACGACATACACATTACCTACATTTTTGCGAACAATCCACGCAGGGATTTCGATTTCTGCTTTTGCCAAAATGGCACCTTTGTATGCCATTTTAAGCGCTTCTGAAAAGTATTCTTTTGCGCTGCCACCGAATTTGTTTGCCCCACTTTTTGCGATTGCCCATGCGTTTTTGAATAATTTTGATTTAGTCATTTTTTTGTCCTCCTTTGATTACCTTATGTCTATATTATATTATGACGTTCGTCATAAGTCAACACTTTTTATGACATTTGTCATAATTAATTTTTAGGCATAAAAAAATACCACACCGGTTAGGGTGTGGTAGGTGGTTACTTAAACATATAAATCCTAAATTAATCACTTATTATTTATTTCAAAAATAGAATGGTAATTTAATACAAGTTGAAAATAAGGTTAGTGTAAATAATAAGCTAAAACTGATGGTGTAGATCACTATAAACCCCAAAAAAAAGTTAATAATTATACACACTTCCATTGGTATTATTAAATAAAAATAACTAATAACCATCACTAAAATACTTATTAAATTAAATCCTGCTGAATAATAAAATCTATATAAAGTAGTTATTAAGCTTTCTATTAGTTTTTCGGACGTATTATCAAAATTGTTTTCATTATTTAATTTTAATATTTTAATTAATTTTATTTTATCAATAGCACTTATAGTTAGCGCTAAAGCACTGAGAGAGAATGCTATCAGTGCTATAAAACCTCCTATAAAAGCTAATATTAATGCAGGTAAACTATCAATAAAAGTCTGTTTATTTATGCAATATAAAATAGTTGAAGATATTAGTAAAAAAGTAGTTACTAAAAAACTGTATAACGCTTCTTTACTTTTATATACTTCTTTATATCTTCCACTTTTCCATAAACTCTCCATAAATTTTCTGTCTTTTAATTTTTTTCTTATTAATGATAGTTTAATATTGTCATTTTCCATAAAGTAACCACCTTAATTATCTAATTTCTCAGATTTGTACATAACTTCAATAGGTGAATCTCGTTTTTGAGTGTCAATTGAATCTTTTAAAAATAGCTTCTTATCTTTCTTAGTGTTAATTTCTACCCAATTATTTAATTTGTTTTTCCCCTTTGCATAAAAATACCCTGCTCCATATTCAGAAACCTCTCTTAGCACTCTAACAATTTTAGAATTTTTATTAATTGGATCTCTTACATCACTTTTCAATTCGTGTCTATATTCTTTTACATTGGCTTCTTGTAATTCATCAATTATCTCATCCATCTCATCTAATATGTCTTCAGAACCATTAGGAGGAACTATTACTGCTGTAAATAAATTCATCTTATCAATATCTATAAACTTTTGTTCCACACTTTTCTTATCTACTAGCATTGTAATGTTTACATATCCAACTTCAGGTAGGTTGTTTTCAAATAGCAATTTAAATTTATCTATAAAATTCTTGTAACCAAATTTTTGTTTAGGTACAAACGCTATTATTTCGGTATTTAAATTAAATGAAAAAGGTATTGCATACGATACTTTTTTTAAAGTAACATCATCTAATTTTTCGTAACCCTCATCAAAAATATTGAAATTCTCTTCATCATATATTTTTAACAACCAACCAAATATAATATTTTTTTCAAAATCTTTATTAAGTCTATAAAATTTGTATTTAGTTCTTTCTTTTTCGTCTCTATAGCTATTTTTAGAATCCATGTTTAATAGTACATATTCTAAAATATCACTTAATTTTTTGTAATCTTTATATATATTAAAAATATCTTCATTTACATTAAATTTAGCATAATATATATTACTCATTCCCCTAATCCTCTTTCTATGTGTAGTAATGTAATTATACAATACATCTGACACAACAAAAATAGAAAATATAAAAAAACGCAACCAACATCGGGGAAAGACACTGGTTGCTACTACACACCTTTATTATACAACAATAAATAAAGTTACTCAAATATTTATATCTATATTTAAGTTACCTATTACAACATAAAAAAACAGGGTAACCATTACGGATAGCCCCTCTTTACGCCTTGCTAAATCTACCGTAATAGTCAACACGATTTCCTTTTGCATCAGCTTTACCTGTTGCAATATAGCGTCTGCCATTATTTGATACATAAGTAATCCAACGATAGCCATTAATAACATAAGCCCCGTCATAAGTGATGCTTTGTCCGTTAGCTAATACACCTGTTATTTCTGATGATAAAGAGTAACCTTTACGTACATTGTTACCTTTTATCGTTGTTGGTGTGTATACGCCTTTTTCTTTTTTGTAAGGGACGCCGTTTTTATCCAACTTATATCCTGTTGGTACGGGTGGTTTTTTATCTTGCTTTGGTTTAGCTTTTTTAGCTCCTCCTGCTGTACCACCGATTGGCTTACCATGTATAGCCCCTGCAATATCTTTAGCATATTTATCGTAATTCTTTTTAATGTAATCCATATCTTTACCACTTGTAATAAAACCTAGTTCAGCCAGTCTGTAATTGACGTTAATTTGTGCTGATACATTTACATTTAAGAGGTCATTACGTGGTGTCACACCTCTGATTTGACCCACATTAGACTTAATAACAGACTGTATTTTATTGTCTATACTATCCGCTTTAAATTGACTTGATATGATAACATGCCCACCACTCGCTTGTGGTCCTGCTGCGTCTAAGTGGAACTCCACAATTGCATCTGGCTTTTGCTTATTTTTTAACCAATACAAACCATAGTCCTTATAATTACCTACACTTTGCCCGTATGCAGTATCTTGATACATATCTTGATTCATTGTAGAACCGCCATATAAGTACACATCATGGTTTGCAGTACGTAAATGTTTGGCAATATTTGGCACAATATTCTTACGTATAAAATCACGCTCGTTAGTGCCATTACCAACAGCACCCGGGTCATTATATCCATGACCTGCAACAAGTGCTATCTTCATCTTTTTAGTTTCATTTGATTTAGAAGGCAGTACCGATGCTACTATATTTTTGACTGATTTTTTAGATGCATAATGTAATCTAATAAAGTACATTGGGTTATCGTAATAATGCCATCTACGTGTTGCTGCCTCCCAACCGGGTCTGTTGTTTACCCAACCACCCTCTAACCAGTTTTGCTCGATGACTTCGAAAGATTGTAATGTAGCTTGATTAACCACAGCAGTGTGGCCACAACCGCCACCATATCTACCATTAAAAATAACAATATCGCCTTTTTGTGGTAGGAAGTGTTCTGTATTTTCATAAACTGTCGCAATAGGTGCAAGTGTTGCTTTATTATCTGTGTGGATATTTTTTGCAAACATACCGTATAAGACTTTACCTGTTACATAGTTAAAATAAGCATTAGTATAATCATAGCATTGGTATCCGTATGCTTTATCAAAATCAAATTGTTTGCCGACTGAATTATCTAACCATTTTACTGCCTCATCATAAGTTCTCATCAATAGCCACTTCCTTAAATGTTATGATCTTGATTTGTAGGTTCAACAACAGTTTTTGTCGGCGCCTGTCCTGTTGCTTTAATATATTTCTTTTCGGCTTTGTATTTTTTTAACTTTTGATTTGCCCACTTGCCTTCTCTAGATACGGGATTATCTTTGTACCATGTCCAAAGTGCTGCACCTGTTAAGATAAGTGTGTTGATGTCGTCTTCTGTTGTTGGAAGTGGCGACATATTATGATTAGCTAGCCATTGATTAATTAAAGCTAAAAGTAAAACAGCCGTTCTTAAAATCATATTTTTATCCATATTGTTATCTCCTTTTTTAGCAAAATAAAAAGCCGACACATAAGTGCCGACTTAAACGCTTTTTAATTATCTTTTGCATTTCCCAAACCAAAAACAGCTCCAAAAACTGTAACCGAATAACATAACAATCCACCTCCTTTAAATACCAAACAAAGTGCGCAATATTGCAACGACTAATGTACCAACAATAGTACCGACTAAACCTAACACCCACATTTTTATCTCACGGATATTTTTACGGTTGGTCTCTTTGTTTTCTTTATCGATCTCTCTTTCACGATTAATAGAATTTAAAGTAAAGTCCATTTTCTGATTGATTAAGTTTTGGCCGTGTTGCGCATCTTTGATTTGCTCTAAAGATTCAAAAATTTTTTTGTCGTTCTCCTCTAACCTCTCAATACGTCTCTCTGTCTCTTTTTGATAAGATTCCAAATTACTCACCTACAATTGTTTTTATACCTCTTCTTCTTCTTTGTTGTACGGTTCGCCTTTTTCATCAAAACTGTTACGTGTAATGTCTTGCTTCACATAGTACGTTTTAGTACCGTTGTTAAAGATGCTAGCAAGCATGTTTTGCATACTACATACTTTTTTAACCTGTTCCTCATCTTTAAATTTGTATGCGCTATTTGGTGACGCACCACGTACAAAACTGTTTGAGTAATTTTGCATTAAGCAACTTTCTTCTCCTCTTTCATTGACCTCAACTAAATAAAATTCTGTAATTTGTTCCATGATAATTCCTCCTAAATTTTTTTATTTATAATAAAAACGCCTAACGTTTATTCGTCAGACGTTTTACTATCGTTATTTAATCTTTCTCGTGTTTCAAAATTCGCAATTTCTAAATTGAGTTGTGCATTTTTGTTTAATAACGTTTGTAACAAAGCATTCAAGTATTTGACCTCTTGAACAAGTTGTTCTTTCGTCATATTTTCTAATTCATTCATTTGACCATCTCCAATATTACGTCTATTTTTTCTTTCAACTCATCAATTTGTTTCTTCAATTCTTCATTTTCGTTCGCTAATTCTTGGGTGGCTTTTACATTCCACCACAATACCTCGTTGCCATCAAAACCATCAGAGTTTCGCCATTCTACAGGGAATTTATCTAAGTTACTATTTTCCCTTAAGACAATGCCGTGATGTATTCTAGTGTAATCTGTACCTGCTTCAGAATTTACCTTATAAGCGTATAGTTGTAGATCATTTCTAAACAACTCCAAAACATTGTAATCCCACTTTTGAATATCATACTTATATTTTTCATGTGACATCGCATTCCATGAATTAAAGCGGATATTTTTATATTCTGGGTTACCGCCGTTATAACCTGCTTTACTTACTACTCTTAATTCTGAGTGACACATTGCATAGATGTTTGTATCAGCAGCTTCGATATTTCCTATAACTTTTTCACCGCTAAAATATTGAGCATACATTGGTACACGATTATTACCATTTGTATCTAGGGCAAATACTTTGTTACCCTTCAATAAAACTTCTCCAAAACTAGAAGATAAACTTAAACTACGATTGTTTGATAAGATTCCAACGTGAGCTTGTTCAACACCGTCAGATGATTGGATTGCCATATAGCTACCGCCTGAGCCGACAGTTGATGTGTAGGGAGAAGTTCTTTTTAATATTAGGTTCTGACCATCTTTGTTAATTTCTAATCCGCTATCAACTGTTCTGATATAAAAACGCTTATTTGCATTTAAATAAAGGCCGTATTCTGATTCGATGGTAAGTTGTTGCCCTGAGTAAATGTGCATACCTTGACCATATACATCACTGTTATAGTTTTCATCAGCAAAAAAATCTATAAAACGTGCGCCGTTTTTATCTGGAGATAAACTGTGTATCTCTCTTTGAGTCGTAACAGTTTTATCCGTCAATGATAACCAGCGCGTAATATTCGTAAGCTTCCTTCCGCCAAATTGTTTTGATATAAGACCTGAACGATACACGCCATTCCACGATTCAGTGTATGCTTCATAAGTGACGTTTCCTTGCGGGAAAGTACGTGTGAAAGAGCCAGTGGATCTGATTTTACCTCCACTTAAAACTGTGGACTCACCATTACTTGTCCCGCTAACTGTTGCTCTATTTAAATCCACATCAACAGCTTTTAAATAGTTGATTGTGGCTTGTTTGCTAAAAAGTTTATCTATATAAGCATCTTTAATTGTAGTTCTACCGTTTTGTACAACAACATCGCCATCATTTATTTGGAATTTACTACTATTTATCAAGACCCCGCTAGGCCCTACATTCAACGATTGCGCTGTACCATTATCATCAAAACGGATTGTTGCACCTGTGGTCACGTTCTGCACGATTTCGGACATAACACGAGAGAGAGTGCGGTTGGTTGCATTGAATTCATTCTTAGTCGTACGTAACGCAATCTCTCTCCCGTTTTGAGATATGCGTGAATCGTATTGTGTAAGAATTTGGTCACGTTCTCTATTTGCGTTACGGATTTGACCATCTGTATATGAATTAGATAAGCGTTGTGCCTCGTTTGCTTTATCCTCAGCATGTCGTTTAGCTTCTGCTAACTTTTGCTTTGCCTCGTTAATCGCACGCTGTTCCTCTACTGATATTTGACCGTCAACATAAGCCTGTGATTCTTGTTGCTTGAGTGCATCTTGTGCATTGATATACTGCCTTAACGACTCTTGTGCCTCTTCGTTCGCTTGTGCGATACCCTCACGGATACCAGGTGCATTGGCAACGTCTTTTAGTTGTTCATCTGCATATTCTTTCGCCTCTTGTATACCTGCTTGATACTGGCGTATAGAAACGGTATCGTTGATTTGATTAGCCAACGTTTCTCGTTTTGATTCTTCTGCCTCTAAACGTTTTACAAGTCCGCTAATTGTGGTTTCGTAAATTTGTTGGGTTACCTGTTGCGTAATTTTATTCGGTAACAATTCGATGTTTGCGTTTTGTTGCAACACATCGTTTTTTATAGGCTGAAGTTTTTCGTCTAATGTTTGAGCAACTTCCGATTTATCTGCTTTGAGATTGATTCTATCTTCAAAAGCACTGATTTTTGCTGTGCTTTGTATTACTTTGTTGGTGATATACTTATAACTTTCATCTAAATCGTTAACATTAGGTTTTTGTGGAGATGCTTCATCTCCTTTTTCAAGTTGGAAATCTTTTACTGAAATCGCACCGATACTTGAACCTGTACCAACAATTCCTGCCCATTCAATTCCTGAATCTCCTGTATCTATGGATAAATTTAAAGTGATACCCTTAGATGAATCTTCGCTTTCAGGTATAAATGTAATAGATTTTCGTTGCCACTCATTGCTAGGTATTTCTAATTTTGCAGGGTGCAATTTATTACCGTCATTTAGAGTATTAACAACAACGAACGGTGTATCAACTTTAATAGTAAAACTGAATGTGTAAGGCTTTCCTACTTCCCATTTATAGTAATCGAGTGCACCAAAATTAATCTCAGTTTTATAATTATATCTAATAGACTTTTCGGGCTCATTGGTAATTGATGTAGCCTTGTAGTAGTCAGCTTCTTTAAAAACTAAAGGATTAGAGTATCGATAGATATTACCGCTACCGTTGTTGTACTCTTTGATTTTTTTATCTATCGTTAATTCCATACCGTTTTCGTAATTTTTCACTTCTTTTTGAATAGATTCGATTCTGTCGTTAATCGGTTCCAATGATTCAATTAACTTTAATCTCATCTGTTCTAAATCATCTTTATTTGGAATGTCACTCGTCAATTGCTTAGTATCGGGGTCCCAGTGTCCATTAGGTAGAACGTTAGCAATCTCGGTCATTGCGTCGTTAAACTTTTCGTCAGTATATTGTGACTGCAGTAACTTAAAGCGTTTTTCGATAGCAAGTTTTGCTTTTTCCACAGAATTATATAAGTCCTGTAACTTCTGACGATACGTTAAAAACAACGCTTGTGTATCAATGAGTTTACCGATTGTTGCGGTATCTTCGGTCATACTTTCTAAATTCGATTTAATGTTGTTGTATATTTCGATCGTGGCATCTAATTTAGTGTTAACTTCACTTTTTAAATCTTCGTCAACTAGGTACTCGCTTGATAGTATCTCGTACATCTCTTTCAATAATTTAGAGTGTTGTATGGATAGATTAATATACGTGTTTTTCAACTCACTAAATAACGCTTTCTCACGTGTGATTCCGCCAATTTTTTCAACGTCATCCACAGATGCGAGTATCCATTGACCGTTCCAGTAACGTTTTAATACGGGGACGTCAGGATTACTAATATCTAACCACAGCATATCGTTGACGGGGTTCTCTGGCGGGCTCGCACTTTTTATAATCTTTCTTTCAAAATATTCTAGTTGTCCGTCCACACTGTCTTTTACAATCGTATTAATATTACTAATACTATCGTTCAATTTACTTCTGATGTCGTCGAGTTTTTTAGTGAATTCATCACGTAAATCTTTTTCTCGGTACTCTACATACTCTCCAAAACCATAGACGACATCTTGCGCGATCATATCGTATTCTTCTGAAATGACTTCTGCTTCAACATACAGTGCAGGTGTAAAATCACGGTTTTTAATACGAACCATATCGCCGAGATTAACTACTTCATGACTAAAAGATTTTTGTATATCAAGTGCGGTCACTTCATAACTAATCGCCTCTTTTTTACGTTTGTTGAGTTCAGTTGTACCCAGTGTACGTAAACGTGCCTCTGTCATATTTTCATCGTCAGTTTCAGGCTCATAAATTCCCCAATTATAGCGACCGGGTAATCCTATGCGTGCCTGCGCATCGTCATCTTTAACGATAAGCTCTATTCGTTTACCTGATTCCTTTTCAGGACCCACACATAATAGCGCTGTCTTTACTTCGGAATAATCTACCACACGTTTTAAACCTGTTAAATCTTTGCCATATGTGATTTCTTTACCATTAAACAACGGTTGACGTTTGCGTAATACGACGTATCGGTTTTCTACACTATTACTGCCAATCTCGATATAAAAATCAGCCATCATTTTATATGATGTACATAACTGTAACAACACCTCATAACGCGTTTGATAAGATGTCCATGATGTAGTGTGTACCCCGCCATATTCAGTAGCATCTGATACCGACCAACCCGTATCCTTTAACACATCAGATAGCGCTTGTTTAGTCGTCATCTTTTCGAATTTATGTGGGGCGTAAGGTTTAGCCTTTGCAATATCTTCTAAGTATGACGCTACTGTTTCGATTTCAGTATACCCATCGATATCTTGAGAGATGTGGTCGATGATAAACTCTCTGTATTGTCCATTTTTATCCTGTATAATGATACGATTACGTTCCTGCATGTAAGTTGTACGTTCGGATAAAATTGTAAAATCAAAAGTTTCTGTCCGATCGTTAATGTTTCTATGGTGTACCGCTTTGACTAACGCGTTATCATCTCTAGATATATAATCAATGATTTCACCTTTAAAATTCATTACATGTATCAAGATTTAACCTCCTTTCTACAAGTATCTGTCTTGCCATTTTACTGTGGTATCAAAAATGCCAGTAGGATAGATAATTAATTCGGTATGTCCTCTATCGACAGTAAAAAAGTCACTACCGAATGTCTTTTCTGAAAGCATAGGTTCTTCGTTGATAAAAACGTTTTTATTTGCCATATCGATACTGATTAAATCGCCTTTTTTAATAATCATATCCCTAGCCCCAACGGGTTTAGGTAATTTTTCAAAAAGATAAATACCTAGAGCGTGCATTTTCATCATTTTGTTTGATTTAGTATTTTTAGCCTCGTAAACAGAAATCGAACTTACTGGTCGTTGATAAAAATTACCCTTATCTTGGTATGTTTTATTTACAATTTGCAGAGGTTTTGTTCTATTGGGGTCTTTTTCGTGATTAAATAACCATGTTTTCAATCTAAAAGTATCACCAATACGTTCTAAACTCATATATATAATTAAAGTATCTATTTTATTAACCATAGGTACATTACTGGCTTCTAAAATTTTTACTTCATCTCCGCTTTGGCTAAACAAGTTGACTATAAACTTTCCATTTGGTGCTCCTCCAGAAGAATTTATATAGCCTAATGTAGCTAATAGGCGATTATCAGTATCATAAATGTGATAAGCAATTTTTCCTACACCTTTACTTTTTTGATAAACAATACCTTTTACTGTAACTTTGAAATCTTTTAAAGCTTTTGAAAAACCACGTTTGTACTGAGCGCCTATCCACCCATTTCCTTCAGGGAAATTATTGATTTCAAAGCCCTCTTTATTTTTTTCTAATTTAAAACTTCCGCCGACTGTACCGCCAAATATCGTATCTTGAACTTGTCCGCTTGTAACTTTTGTCCAGCCAGCAAAACTTTTGAACTCATCACTTAAAATACTTGGCGAGTAGTCTTTCAACTCTTTGTTAACATCATCATCGCCAATCATAAAGTAATCTTCATCTTTTTTTGTAATCATATAATAGTTTGCGTTATTTAAAGCTCTAGCCTCCACAAGTATGGGTGTGTCTGCTGTACCGCTATTAACTAAACTTACTTGATCACTGATAGCTGTGTTTTTACTACCGTCAATCGCATATTTGTATGGGTCTGTTAAAACAACTTTTACAGTAACCACATTAATACTGTTCTCGGTTTTGCTATTCACTTCTAATGGGCCTTCAAAGTAAGCATTCCAGTACCATTTTTTTGATTTCAGTTGCAACTTAACGGGCTCATCATAATTAAAGAATTTAACTAACTCTTCTAAAATATAGTCGTGATTTTTAACGCCACCACTTGATAAAAAATCATTGTGGATGACTAAAGGTAAATCGAACCGATATTCGTTCAATCCTTTACGTTTAAAAACAGAACCTGGTCTACCTTCCACTTTCTCTGTACTTATTTCAAAATTAAAAGAGGGTATTTTAAACCCTCTTTGCACAAATAACCATGGAAGTGTTCTGCCGTTTACTATTACTGTATCGTTCATTAAATCAATGCACCTCCCGGTTTGAATCTTGATTTACGTGAATTGTTACGTTCACGTTTGTCCACTGTTGAATTGATAAAGTCACTCAATCCAAAGTTGTCGATAACTGGACTAAAATCTTTGTCAGCGATTGCATCATTACTGCCAACTAACTTGATAAGTAAACCTATCATTGTGTCTAACTTACTTTCTAATTTACTATTACGAGTATCATCGTTGCCGATACTACCACTGTTAAAATTTTTAGGACGTTTGTTTTTGCTTATGTCCTTACTTGCTAGTGCTAATAATTTAGCTGCGTCACTAGCGCGCGATGGGTCAGTTGGAATAATCCATTCAGGGTAACCTTCTTCACCGAGATGATATAGTCCCTTGTGAACTAATCCACCTGTCGCATAAGCATAGTCACCAGCGCGTTTGAAACCACCCCAACCGTACCGAGCAACAATGTATCGCATTGCTGAGATTGCTTGGTGCAATGGATTGCTAAAGTTAGTGTAACCAGATTTAGCATTCGCTCTGAATGTACTTCCAATGATTTGGAATAATCCACGTGATGGGTCACCGCGTAAGGCGTTAATATCCCAGTTGTTTACTACGTTAGGTTGATAGTTAGACTCACGTTTAGCCACTCGCATCATTTGCTCATGAATATAACGTGATTTATATCTACCGCCAAGAATACTTTGTGCTTGACTGATTACACGGCTTGCATATGCTGCACCACTTCCAGATGGATAATTACCACTTTTACCACCACCAACAGATAAACGACCATTCTTTTTTGCTCTTCTCAAATATGGTTCGGGGTCGAAATGTCTACCATTCCGTCTCATTTCAAAGTGTAAATGTGGCCCTGTACTAAAACCAGTATTACCTGTTAACCCTACTACGTCACCTGGTTTAACTGTTGAGCCGGAAGGTGGTGACTTACTAAAGTTTTTAAGGTGGGCAAATAACATATCTATTGCACCGCTCGTTATTTTTACATAGTTACCATAACCGCCCGCCATAAATGGCATACGCGTCAAACGTCCGCCCATAGGGGTACGAACTGTTTGATAGATGAATGGAAAGTCGACACCTTCATGGAAAGGACGCCCAGTAGCTGCTGTATATGCAGCAGTATGACCATAATGGTAATTAATTTTATCAGGGTCTAAAATACCACCAACCAATTCTCCTCCAAGAGAATCAAATCCACCCTTCATCCAATCAATAGCACCTTTTTTAATTTTTTCGAATGCCGCTCGTGTAATTTGACCGACAATTCCCATACCTTTAGTTATAGAATCAAAATTTATTCCTAAATTTGATAAAAGTTTATTAAATAACTTGGCAGGATTATCGATATAATCCATTACATCACCGATTTTATCAGTGAGCCATTCACCAGCACCTTTAACTTTATTTCCAACCCAAGATTTAGCGTTATTAAACCATGTACCTACGCTTAAACGTGGCATCATCTGTTGTCGCATGCTACCACTGATAACGCGTGAACCTCTTGGGAGCCATGTTGTTGTATCTTTTGCAGGTGTGAGTGCTGTGCGTCCGTTTGGATATTGAATCAACTCACGGCGTCCGTCAATACCTCTGCCGTTGCCTGGTCCTTTGTCCCCCACAACAGCCATAGTACCTTGTTTTAATCGTCCATCTTGAGTCGTTTTGATATGTCGATTAATACGTTGCGTTCCTGTTGATAATCTAGGTATCTCTGGTAATCCTAATTTAGAACCGACCCAGTTTAACCCTTTAATTAAACCATTCAAACCTTTTTTAATCGCATCAACCATTCCTGTAATGTGGTTTTTAATACGCCCGATAATAGTTTTTAAACCGTTGGCCATATTATTAAAAGTACGACGTACCGCATTCCATAAACTTGATGCAATTCCAGTTACACTACGTTTAATAGAATTCCAAATATTGACTATTGTCGATTTAACACGATTAAATATACTGCGCGTTCCATTAAACAAATTAGTAAAAATACGTTTAACATTTGACCATAAACTTGATGCAATATTTACGACCCTATTTTTAAGACTCGACCACAAACTGATCAACCATGATTTTAAACGGTTAAATATGCTACGTGAGCCGTTGAATAAATTTGTGAATATACGTTTAACGTTAGACCATAAGACTGATGCATAATGTGTTACTGTATTTTTAATACTCCGCCATATATTAGACAACCAACTTCTTAAGCTATTAAAAATACTACGAGTAAATCTGTACAAGGCAGTAAATACACCTTTTATGTTGTTGAATAATCCTTTGGCGTGGTTGGTAATGACGTTTTTAATACTCCGCCAAATCGAACTGACAAATTCTCTTAAAACAGTAAAGATACCTTTTGTAAAATTAAGTATCCTTTTAAAAATAGTGCTGATTATCGACCATATAAATTTTAATGATGTTCCTATAATGCCTTTGACGCCATTAAAGGATTTGCTGATAATACCTTTAAAGAATCCGCCAAATATTTTAACGACTTTGAGTATTTTACCCATAAACCATAATTGAATAAGGTTCCAAATTAATACAACTGCGCCTTTAAATATCTGTTTGACACCTTCCCAAACCTTGCCCCATTGTCCTGTGAATACACCACTAAACACTTTGACAATGCCTAGTATGACATCTAAAGCGCCTTTAATAATACTTTTAATATTATCCCACGTATCTACAATCAACACTTTAATAAGTGGCCATGTAAATTTCATAATTTGCCATATCACTTTCATAGCAACCTTAATGGTTGGAACAATTACGCCATTAAAAATAGATTTTATTAAGTCGCCAAACTCTTTTAGATTAGGCCCTATTTGATTTCGAGCTTCAATAAAAAAGCCTTTAAAAAATTCTCCTATGTTTTTGAACGCTTGGATAATATCGTCACCATTATCTTTCCAAAAACGAGTGAGCTTGTTACCTATCTCTTGCGCAAAACTCCAAATCGCACCAAAAGCATCTATAAAAGCTTGTCTAATTTGAAGTAATGTTAATGCGACTTTCTTAGCACTTGCTTTAGGCATTATTTTAGAAAGTAAGTCAACAGTTGGTAGTGTATTACCAGACAGTAAACTTTTTAATGAATTAAATACCGATTGTGCAACGCTCCAAAGTTTTTTGAAACCATTTACAACTGGATTAATTACTTTGTTTACGATATTTCTAAAAGTTTCTGATTTTTTATAGGCTATCACAAACGCTGTACCAATTGCTGCTACTGCTGAAATAGCTAATCCAATTGGTCCTAACATAAATTTAAATGCAGTACCAACCAAAGTTAAACCTTTAGCTGCTAATGGTGCTTTTGTACCTAAAAAGCCCATTAAACCGCCTGCTAATTTGATGTTTAACATTAAAGGTCCTAATGTGCCTATAATACTACCGATTGATGCTGTAAATGCTCCCATCGTAAGTATTAACGGACCTAAAGCTGCAGCAAAAACACCAATACCCACAACAGCTGTCTTTGCCCAACCTGGCATGCTTGTAAATTTATCTGCTAAAGATGCAAGTAAATCTGCCGCTCTACGTATATGGGGTGCTAAAACATCGCCTATGCTTATAGCCATTGATTCAATAGCTGATTTCATTCGTCGAATAGAACCACCGATACCGCCTTCCATTTCTTTAGACATACGTTCGGAGGCGCCTGTGGAATTATCGATAGATTTAGTTAGTTTTTTGTAGTCCTCATCTGATGCATTGATGATTGGTAAAATACCACTCATAGCCTCTTGACCGAATAACGTTTTTACTGCAGCTGATTGTTGTGCCTCAGACAATCCACCGATACTTTTCCTTAACTGGTCCATAATATCCCTGAAAGGTAGCATTTGACCTTTGCTATCAGTGATTGTAATGCCTAGTTTTTCCATTGTCTTTTTGGCCTCGCCACTCGTTCCTGTCAGCCTAGTCATCATAGTTTTTAGTGCTGTACCTGCTTGTGATGCTTTGACACCAGAGTTGGCCATTAATCCTAATGCGATGGATGTATCTTCCACAGAGAATCCGAACGAACCTGCAACTGGTGCAACATATTTAAATGCTTCACCTAAGCCGTGAACGTCAGTATTGGCTTTCGAACTTGTTTGGGCTAACACATCGGCAAAATGTGTACTATCTTTTGCTTTTAAACCAAATGCACTTAAACCGTCTGTAACGATGTCACTAACTTCGGCTAAATCTTCGCCAGATGCAGCTGCTAACTGCATGACGCCATCGATACCGTTAAGCATATCTTTGGTATCCCACCCAGCCAACGCCATGTAATTCAAAGCTTCTGCTGATTGACTTGCGCTAAATTTAGTCTTAGCCCCCATTTCCAACGCTTTATCGCGAAGTTGTTGGAATTCTCCGCTTGTAGCACCCGATGTGGCTTTAACTTTACGCATAGAGTCGTCAAAGTCTATGCTTTTCTTTGCGGCAAGCCCGAACCCCGCTACAACCGGCGCGGTAACGTGTAGAGTCATTGATTTACCCACAGTTTGCATCTTTTTACCGATGTCTTGTAGTTTAGGTCCCCACTGACTAAATTTAGAACCGATTTTGCCCATAGTTGTGTTTAAAGCGCGTTGTTGTGTTTCTAAACGTTTCATTTCGGCTGTTGCTTCATTCAATTCACGTTCATATTTGTTTAATTCGGCATATGCTTGGTTATACTTAGCGGCAGCCGCTTGTGTTTTTGCACTGTTTTCTCCCGTTTCTTTCGATAACTGATCGTAATTATTTTTTAACTCTCTAACTTTTTGAGCTTGCACTTGTTGGCGTTTGGTTAAACCGTCAACTCTTACCTTAGATTTCTCTAAAGAGTTGTCATAACGGCTAAATTTTGATAAGTTGGCGCTCATTTCCTTAGAAACAAGCCTCATTTGTCGATTTAAACCTGCAATACCTTTATTAAAGCCACTACCGTCTAAATCAACACGTATAACCATATTGCCAATAGGTCCTGCCATAGCGTAACCTCCTTTCTAGCCAAATATTTCTGCAAAACTTTTGGCTTTTTTCTTTGTCTCTACTTCAGATGCAACAATATTTAAAAAGAAGTGAATAGGCATGTTTGCGACTTTATCGGGGTCCATGCCTTCTTCAATCAACTTCTTTGCTAGTTTCATATAATTTTTATATTGTCCCTCTGGTGTAAGGTCTTCTGGGTCTATTTCGTGTTCTCTGTCACGAACTTTTTTGTTTCGTCCACATCTCCTGCGATGAGCGTGCCTAGAACTTCAGAAAGCTTTTCGAAACCTTTTTCTCCGCTTTCTAAACCTTTTTGTAATTCTTCTGATGTAAACTGATTACCGAACATTTCAGCAATAAAAGTCGTAATTTCTTCGATTGCATCAAACATTTCAAGCGTTACCTTCTCTTGTTCTAACAATTTGTCGTTGTATTCCTCTTTTTCTGTTTCTGATAAACTTGCGTATTCTTTTTCCGTCAACTCTTTAAAATCAGAATCTGCGTAAAGGTTTTGCATTTTTTTTGCTAATTTAGTCCCTTGAATTGTGTCGAATAATGTGATGATAGGTTTTGCTAAGTATTTTTTCGTCTGTGGTTTACCTGCTTTTGTGTATCCTGTAATTAATTCAATTGATGGTCTCGCCATAATAGATTCCTACTTTCGTTTTTATTTTTGCGCAAAAATAAAAGAGGGGATTACCCCCCCTCTTGAATTAGATAGATTGTAATTCGTCTTGTACTTCGATGCTGATCGTGTCGCTTTGTTCGCCAGATGTAGCTGTAACCACACCGTTACCTACTGCATTAGCTGTAACTAAACCGCCACCGTTAACACTGATATACTCATCGCCTTCAGTAACACGATAAGTCACTGGTTTACCTTGCGGGTCAGTAGTCGCTGACAACTGTTCTGTCATACCTTTTTTGATTACTGTAGATTCTTTGGAAAGCGTTACACTTTTAACGCTCTCCTCAGATTTCTTTCCCGGCATCGATTTTTCAACCTCATCAATCGTTAATTCTCCATTAACATCTTCCATGAAGTCCTCATAACTTTTACCAAAAGTTTCCATAAAAACGTATTCGCGTCCTTGTGTTGCACCTTTTTTATCGAATCCTGTAACGTGTGAAGATTCGTCGAATAAACGATCAACAAATGAACCTTCAACCTCGTCGTTTTGGAATTCGATTTTATCTTGTTTTGTTTGACCGCCAATATCTGGGCGCGTGAATTTACCTTTAAAAATACCAACCCATTCAGATGACCCATCGTGGTTAGTACGTTCAAATACAACTGCTACATCTGGTGGAATGTCTTTCGCACCGTATTTAAAACCGCCTTTTCCTTTTTTAGCGCCAGATAAAAATGCTTTTTGTTCTGCAGGAATAGAAACGAAAGTTGTTTTTACTGACAATTTACCGTTAGACACTGCTGTTGCAGCAACGATGTTATCGCCGTATTCTTCTTCCGTCTCTTGTGGTCTGTCTACAGAGATTTCTTTCAAGAATCGTGTGCGGTGTCCGCTTTTTACTTTCCACTCTTTATCTGTATCAGTTTCGATTGGCGCCCAGTAAAAGTTAGTTACACCAATAGCGATACCAGATACGCCAGTTGATTCTGCAAAATGTTGCAAGTTTAATTTTAATTTTTCCATTAATCTTCCTCCTAAATAAACAGAGAACCGTTTGCACGAATGATTTCTCTAAAAGTTAGAGTTTCGACTTCGTACAAGGGTTCTCTGTAATAAACTTTAAAATTTAATTGTTTTAATGCTTTCACAATACTTTCTGCTTGCTGATCAGGTTCGTTTTCAGACCACCAAACATCAACTTGATAGTCGTACTCACGCGTTAGTTCTTCGTTATCCGCATAATCATTAGGATTATATGGCAAGGGAGTAATCCTTACGATAGGTTGATTTGTTTTAGTGTGGAAGTTTTCAGGAACAACGTATTTAAACATGTTATCTTCCACAGTAATACTTGGGTTGCTTACGATTGCATCATATATTTTATCGGTTACATTCATTTTAACGACCTCTTCATCGCAGTTAACATGGCACTATACACTAACTGCCTATTACTTTTTTCAGTTTTAGTAATCCACAATTGCGGTCTTTGATACATTGTTCCGAATTCTGTTGCATGTATACGGTGTGCATAACCTTTTGTATATCCAATGTCTACATATTTTTCTCCCGAACCTCTGTCGGTTTTCACATTAGATATAGCAATATGGTCGCGTGCATGACCTCGTCTATCACTTTTTGGCGTGTTTTTTACGAGTATTGGTATTAAAGCACGCGCGCCTGCTTTCAGAATTCGACTTTGATTTGCACTAAACTCAACCTTTTTGCGTAATAAACCTTGTTCAACGTTATTTTTTTCGATTTTTGCGGGCATTACAGCACCACCTCACAGTAAATACGTAGATAAGATTTATCTTGGTAGTCTTTTTTTACATATTTGATAGGATATTTTTGTTCATCATGAATAATATAGTGCTTATTATTCGGCTGATAATCACCACGTGGATCACGTATGATAACTGTTTTAATGAATTGAGTACCTGTTGTTAAACTTGTTTGTGTATCTGATTCTTTAGAATCTTGAATACAAGCAAAACAACTGTACAACTCTTTTGTAATAGGTCGTTGAGGTAGTCCTCTAATCGATTGGCTGACATCTTCACAAAACGTTACGCGCTCATTTAATCTGTTCGGATTGAACCGCATAGGCGTCCCTCAATTTATGCACAACACTTAAAACCATATGCGGTGCATAGTTAAGATTACGTTCTGTGTAAGCAAGGCGATTTTCAAAGTAATATGCAGTGAGTGGAAAAACCGCTGCTCTATACAATGTCTGTTCCTCGAGCCAATCTAAATCATCAGTAACCGCATCTGCAATGTCTTTTTTTGCCCAATCGTAATACATTAACAACAAATCATCTTCATAAGAATGGTCGATTTTACAATGTTTTTTTAACAGTTCAAGCTCACTCACTGCAACCACCTACTTATTATCGATACGTTCTAAAATGCCGTTTTTAGGTTTTAAATTTTCGTTAACCTCTTTAGCACGTTTCACAGTCATTTCAACCACATCGTTTACGTTCAAGACGCGTGAGAGAGCGTTGTCTTTATAGCTAGTTAATACTTTGTATTTAGCCATTATTTATACCCTCCTTAGATTGATTGTAATTCTTCTGCTTGCGGCTTAGGGTCTTTGTAATCAATCACAATAGCTGCTTTGTAATCTAAGATACGTACATCTTGTCGAACAGCTACCATTAAGCATTCACCAAAATGCATGTAATCTGTCCATGATGCTTGATATTGTGAACGATCGAATAATACTAATGCGTCTTTTAAGTTACCAAAGATAAGTTTTTCATTGCCTTTGTCGCCTAACATTTCATCTGGCAAAATTTCGATTTTTGCACCTAATAAGCGTTGTTGTGACTTCTCTTTCACATCAGGTTGGATTAAGTAGTTGCCATTTTTATCTTTCATTTTATCCAATTTAGCAAACATTGTTTGTGATACGATTGCAACGTTATGCTCGTAATTCGGCTTGATGTGTAAGTTCACAGCATCTTTTAATCCATCAATACCTGTAGCAGGGATTGTTTCTAATTTAGTTTGTCCGCCTTTTTCACCTGGTCCACCTTTTTGGATTACGTCAATGATCGCTTTGTTACGTGTTGCTGCGATTGTACGAGCTAACCACAATTTTAATTCTTGTAATACATTGATTTTGCTGTCTTCGATTGCCTCGCGTGAGATTCGGAAATATCCACGACGTGTTTTGATGTCGTACGCTAATTCAAAGAAAGGTTTTACAGCAAGTTCAGGGTTTTCTGCTAACTCTTCAACTTCAGGCAGTGCTGCAACTTCTGACTGACGAACAACTGGGTATTTACCAGAGCCGTTGTTAACTTTTTTGATAGTTACGTATTTATCTAAGTTAAACTCAACTTCTTTTAATTTTAAGATGTCTGTAACGATTTCTTCAGGAATCACAACAAAACCAGAATCAGTTTTAAGTGATCCACCTTTAATATCTTGGTCGCGTGATTCAAGGTAAGCAGTAAAATCACGTACCTCTTGCGACGTTACTTTAGTTTCAGGAATCACACCTAAATCAAAAGCATTGAAGTTTTGTGAGCGAGTAGAACGTTCGTCAACAGTCGGTTCTGCATCAGCCCCTGCGTTCCCTTCCTCTTCTTTCAATTTAGCAAGTTCTTCCTCTTTCGCTTTTAATTCAGTGCGTAAATCTTGAATTTCTTTCTCCAATTGTTCTGCTTTTTCTAATTCATCATTATCAAGTGCGCGTGTTGCAAATTTAACTTTTAAATCAATTTGACGCTTGGTATCTTCAATTTTTCCAAGCAAAATTTTAATTTTGTCCATTTATTTTCCTCCTAAATTTTTGCATAAAAAATAGACGTCGCATTATATGCACGTCTTGTGGTTGTATTTTTTATGGTGTTCAACTTCACCGAGTTTTTAATTTTTCAATTCTTTGTCTGATTTCGTTTTTGCGTTTTTCATGTTTAAAATTCTCGATACTTCTTAACGCCGGTTTTACATCAGTATCTTTGTAAGCAGGATAAGTTACTACTGACACATCTGTAAGTTCTCGAATTGCCTTTAGTGTACGTTTGTAAATGCCTTCTTTTTCATCGAAACGCATTTCGTCTCCGTCATTGTCTAACATAAACCCAAATGAGCATTGGTTGATATTACCTACGCGCATGTTCTCATAAAGATCGCGTGCGAATGTTGTGTTAGGCAATTGACAACGATATTTTAATCCTATGTTATCCACAGTTAAATCAAGTGTGCCTGCTGTTGTACGACCAATAATTTGAGAAGGTAAGTGGTCAACTAAGCAACGTACATCTGATAAATCAGTATTTTGTAACGCTTCTTTTGAAATAGTTTCTTTAAAGCCACCTAAATTTTCGGACCATGTGTCGAATTTTAAAGCATAACCCTCGATAAACATGTCATTATCATCATTAGAACGAACCTCAACGATATTACCTGTTCTCGTCTCCTTCTCCATTTTCCTCACCACCTTTCAATTTGTTGTCTGTACCACGCGATTTGTTCATTTGGTAATCATCAACCATTTCAATGTTGACGTGATTCAAATCAACACGGTGGATACTGCCATAACCGCCTGGAACGGGTGGTAATCCGTCACGTTTACGGACTTCGTCGATATTCGTTTTACCGCTATCGAGATTAATTTTGTCGATTTCTGCTTGTGTTTTCTCATCAACCACACGTATTTCAGTCGTATCGAACTTAAACTCGCGTGCTACATCGGTTCTTTCATCGTTAAATTTGAAATTCAACTCTGCACAAACACATGTGGTGTAAGGCTTTAAAGTCGATAAGTAATCAAGATTTGCATCTGTAATGCTCATATTCGTTGTTTCAATACCAAATTTATGAAGTGGTATACCGAACACACCTGCAATCTCACGTGTAGATGATTTGTTCTCACGAATTAGTTTTAATACTTCCGTATCGACTTCTAATTGGTCAAACGTCATCGACTCGTCTAACACAACAACCTTACCTGCTTGCTTTGTACCACTAAACGCTTTATGGAACTCTGTTCTAGCTCTCTCGCGTGCTTTTTTATCATTAAGCACACCTTTCATCTTAAGTATCCCGCCTGCGTGTGTACCGTTTCTTAAAAAGTTATTTAGAAAGTCTTTACCGTTGTTGTCTGAATCGATAGTTTTGCTCAATGTATCAAGTAGCGATAGTCCGTTAATACCATCTAACGAGTAGAATTTAATATCAAGCATATCTTCAAACTTAATTTTGCGTGATGTCGATTTGCCATTGTCGTCTATTTTCTTGAATTCATAAAAATAACGGCCAGATGGGCTTAATTTCATCTCGATTTCAGAAGTCTTACGAAATGCAAGGTTAACTGGATTGCCGTTGTTATCTCTCGATATTTCAACGTAACCATGCGATGTGAGTAGAGAGTTAGCAAACACGACTAACTTAAAAATATAGCCGTTATAAAAAGGGTTAGGGCGTATATTCAAAAGTTTTGTGATTTTGTTATTAAAATCGATTTCGCCGTTATTTGTTAACCGAATCGGCATACGTGCTAAGTCGGATGCAATCATCATGACAGCCGTAAAAATATCACTGTGTTTAATAGCCTCCACATCTTTATACTCTCGCAGTGGTTGTCCTTGAAAGCCCGGCAATGTTTGCACCATCATTTGTAAATCATCTTCGTTATACTGTAAATCACGTTTTTCATTTCTGTAAAAAATTCCCAATTAGGCTACCTCCTTTCTTGTGATTCACGGTCAATAATCAGCGCGATTAAAATTAGGAAAGCGCCTGTAACAATCAAACCGATCACAGTGCCATAACCTGTATAAACTGCAATATTAACCGTAATTAATCCCAATAAAAAAAGGATACTAACAATATTAGTAACCAATAAGCTTAAAAAACTATACAATTTATTGAAATTCATGCTTACACCTCCTAAAAACCGAATTCATCGCTCGCATAAATCGATTCCCAATCTTTTTGAAACTCGTGCATGCGCGCTTCTGAAAAGGCAGTAACGATTGAAATGATTGGGTCAATCTTCTGTCTGTTTTGTTTTTTATCGATTTTAACGTTATCCTCGCCGTCATAAATCAAAGTTGCGTTATTTACCGCAATCGTGAGTAGATCATTACCAAAATGTTTAATCTTTTTTTCAGCGACCCACATTCTAAACTGTTTGATAGGTTGTGATAAACTTCTAAAGTTTTGACCTACTTCAATCAAAGGCCAATCCAACATCATTGTTTCAATTGTTGTAACAAAAGATTGCGCGTTCCACGGGTCATAACACACCGCTAATACGTTTAGGTCATACTCTTCCACAATTTCTAAAATATAATCAATGACACGCTTGTAATTAATCATGCCACTTTCTGATGTGGTGACCTCCGCCTCTCCTTTTTGAACAAGGTATTCGTAATTTATCTTATCGCGTTTAGTCTTTTGTTCTAAATCAGTTCTTAATCCTATGAACGAATGACTATCGATTAAAACATCTTCGTTTTCAGTTGGAAAAATAAAACCGACCGAAGTCAAGTCATCTAAGCGTGATAAATCGACACCAATATATACATCGCGACCGTAGATATTGTAATCATTACGGTTAACCTCAATAGATTCCCATTCCTTAATGTTAATCAAGCTATCTTCTTTGCTCGCCTGCCATAGATTAAAGTTTTTAATCAGAATCTTATGAAACGACGTACCTTTTTCTAACTCATCTTGAATGTCCGATTTAATATTACGTAGTATTGTATCTCTATGTTCATCAGATTCGAGCAACGGCATCGCTTTAACCCACATTGATTCATCGTTAACCTCTTCTTCCGAGTCCATTTCGGCACAATATACAAAATAATTATCGGCTTTAACTTCGCCCGACAGTATTTTAGTAATGTATTTATACTCTTGATACATCTGACTGTTGAGATTATCGCCTGCCGTAGAAATTAAGAGAGTGAGAGGATTCTTTTGCAAGGTCATACCTGTTTTGAAACGTGAATACATCTCATCGTCCGGCATACTCGCAAGCTCATCTAAAATTGCAACAGTTGGGTCTTTACCATCCACAGCGTCAGGATTGTTTGATAACGGTTCAAACACGCTTGTTGAATCAATATGTGCTAGATCTGTTTTACGAACGTCTGTCGATTTACGAATGTAATCACTTTTTGAACGTAGCAATTTGATTTGTTGACTTGCCATCTTAAATATCGTTTGTGCTTGTTTGTATGTGGATGATGACACATATATTTGTCGATTAAACTTAGGATATTGGCCAAAAAGTAATTCGTTTAGCGAAATACCACTTACAGTAAGTGACTTACCTTGCTTACGCGCCATACTTACATAGCATTTAGTAAATCGTCTGTATCCACCATTACGACGCCAACCATAAATACTACCTACAATAAATTTTTGGAATAGCATTAATGGCATGGGTTCGTTTGTTTTAGGATCTGGCAACATTTCAATAAACTTTATTGCCTTATTTGCCTGTTTAACATCCCAGTAGCAATTCTCTGGCGGGTTCTGCAAATCTTTTAAATGTCGTTTAGCGACACCTATATTCTTTTTACTCGCTAGAATATCGCCACTTACGACCTTTTGAGCGTAGAGTGTTGTGTAATCAATCATTAGTCATCACTCACAAACTCTTTAAATGGGTCGTCATCCTCTTTATCTTCTGGCACAACGATACGCAAACGACTATCAATCGTTAATCCTAATGTGTTTGCTGCTTGTTGCATTCGGGTACCTGCTTTTTCTTTTGCGGTAAATGCAGGATTGACCTTTGGACCTTTGTCCGTATCAATAACCACACCGCCAGTTCTAGTGATTAGCTCGCTTGCCTGCACAAAATCACTGTAAAAACTACAATATTGTGCAAGTTGCGCTTGATCTAAATTAGAAATAGGCAATTCCTGCATATAAGGTATCACACGTCGATACTCTTCCTTTGCAATATCGTCTAAAAAGTCGGGCGGTTCGCTATCAATTTTCGAAAATTTGTTTAATTCAGCCTCTTGACGTTCTTTTTCTATAATTTCTTCTTTAGTGTTATTTCTAGTTGAATTATTAAGCAGTTTTTTAGGTCTACCGGCCATAAATTAGCACCTCCTACTAAAAATTAAATAATATTGGGAAATCTTTGAGAAGAAAACTCTGCGCCGTTCTCTAGCCTCGTCCTGAGCCACCCCGTGCTTTGATGTGGGGGGCTTCTTTCTTTGTTTTGATGTTGTGGCATTCGTGGCAAAGCGGTTGCAAATTATTTTTGTCTAATCGTTTTGACCAATCTACTTTTGTCGGGATAATATGGTCAACGACATTTGCTTGTCGGCCACATGATTTACAAATATAATCATTTTCCATCAACACAATTTCACGCAAATTTTGCCACTGTTTCGATTTATAAAAGCGTAAATATTCCGGATTATTACGCTGTCGTACATCGTTGTATTTATCGTTTGTGTATGTCTTATGCTTATCACAATAGCTTTCGTTAAAACTAATAAGTTTATTGCAAGTTGGGTGATTACACCGTCGCATTACTGGCATAAGCTCACATCGTTTATATCAATCACCATATCTCTTGTTTGATTAGCCACAAGTAATTGATTACCAATCACATCATGCACAATGTATTTATCTTTCCGATAGATAATCGTATCGCCTTTGTTAATTATCTTATGCAAGTTAGGTTGATAGGAATTAGCATTGATACCAGCAACAGTATCAAGTGTAATGTTGTTGAGTGTAGCAATAGATGTAATATGTTCTAATGCATCGCCAAGCAATACAGTTAATGTATCGATGTCATTGTTATGTGTGAGTTGTCCTACCACATTCATAAGTGATAGTAGATGTGTCTGCTGATCAGTTGGTTGCTTTAATGATTGATACTTATTTAATTCCATTGTCTACCTCCTTGCATAATAAAAAGGTACTGCGGTTAACAGTACCTAGTGATTTTGTTTTGGGTATTTTATTTGAGTTGTACACTCATATCAACCACACGTGTGTGATTCATATCAATATACAAAGCGCTTAGGCTAAGGGGGTAACCTAAACGCTCTATAATATAGTACCTGATAATATCATAATATCATTAAATAATACGCTCTATGCACATGCTATGCACACACCATTATTTCATTCCTACTTCCAACGCGACAGCTTTTACAAAGTTCTTCCGAATCTTGCCTGCAGTGTTACGATGCATGTGGCACTCATCAGCAATGTGTTCCATCTTCATATCTTTGTGCGACCAGTATTTTAGTTGTATAACCTTCTTATGTTCGACAGGTAGTTTGCTATACGTACGTTCGATTGCTTGAACCATTTCTTCTTGGTTACGCAGCATCTTATTTGTCATTAACCGTGTGGCCATAATCTCTGTTGTTCTTGCAGGTTCTCCTGACTGAAGCGGACCATAGATGATATTATTATCGACGGGTTGAGTTGGATTAAGTATCTCTAATCTTAATCGTTGTATGTCTTTTTTTGTATTATCAAGATTGTATATTTCTGATTCTATATATCTGAAAGTACCAGGTTTAATATCAGTCATGTTTCCCTCCATTATTTATATCTTTCAATAAAACGTTCAAACTCTTTAGCATCAACATCGTCTTTAAACTTAAAGCTTAAATAGATATTGGTATACTTTAGGGCCTCGTTCTCTTTACGTAACAGACTATTGTCTGCCAATAGTATTAATACTATTAATCCAAGTATTACCGATATGATAATCCACATTATTCGTTCACCCCTGCACGCTTCTCAAATTTTTCTAGCGCATCTTTACTATCATCAACTTCAACACTTTCAATTACAGATGTTTTTAGAAAATTTCTATATCCATTAATGTCAATAACTTTAATAAATTTTTCATTATTCAAATCTTCCAATACAATAGATTCGTACCGCGTGTTATAAAAAGCATAATATGTTTTGTTATTTACTGTTGTTATAGTTAAAAACATCACTCGCTCACCTCCGCTTTAATGCCATTCAAATGTGCGTGATCATATTCTGCGAAAGTCATGTCTATATCATCAACTGACATCAGCGTAATAAGCACTTGTTCTGTTACATACTTACCTAACTCGTATAGTGCCAATGTGATTAATAAGTTGATTGTTCGTTTAATCATTTATTCGTCTCCTCTAACTTTATTTTGAAAACCTCTGAATCCTTTTAAAACCAACCGTAAACTATTAAATAAAACTTGCTGTTTGTACGTCCATAACGCTTCCTCTTTACTTTCTGCTTCCACAACTGTAAACGTTTGATTGTATCTAGCCTTAGTCACTTCTGTAAACGTTTGTCCCGTGCTATCTGTAAATGTAGTAATTAAATACTGCGTCACTTCTCTAGTATCTCTTTATTTTTTATAAATGTTTGTTTAACAAATTTAAAAACATTTTTCACAAACAATCGAATTCGCAAGTATACGTAGAATAGATAGATTGGATTAACGTAGTATATTTTAAATTGCTTCACTTCCCCAACACCTCTTTCACTTTAGTTAGTATGTCTTTAGAATCCGCTTGAGCCGAACCCTTTTTCTCCTCTTTCTGACTCACTGTCGAACTCCTCCACTTGCTCTAACTCTGGTGTAATGATAGGGACAATAACTAACTGTGCAAGTTTGTCGCCTTTGTTGATTTGATACACTGGGAAATCTTTATATAAATCACTCTCAATTATTCTCCCATCTACGCCATGAACTCCACTGTACAATCTATCTGCATGGTCGAATAAATCATCATATGGGTCTTCATAGACATAGTCATTCTTAATATTAATCTGCATGTTTCCTGTGAACCCTGCGTCAATCTTGCCTGTTTCAATCACTAAATGTGTCTTACTACTCACACCACTACGGCTAGTCAATAACCCAACATACCCTTTAGGAATGTTGACCGCTATGTCAGTAGCAATCAGCGCTTTCTCCTGTGGTTCCAGCACCACTGTTTCAGCCGAGTATATATCGAACCCGGCATCTGTATCGTGGTTACACGTTGGCATTGTTGCGTTATCTGATAATAATTTGATTTGTAATGTATTAGTCATTGTTTGTGTCCTCCATAATTTGATTAGTTTTAGCTAAAAGGCGGCCTATATCAATTTCAGATAATCCTATAGCTCTAGCAGCATCGATTAACGCACGGTCTTGTTTAGGTACTGTATCATGCTGTGCTTTGAGCGTTACGTTTGCCAAATATAGTTGTCTAAATGCGTAAATTGCTACTCTAATTATTCCAGCTTTTAATAATAGTTTTAGTGTTTTCATTTCACTCGTCCTCCTCATTCTCTATAATCGTCATAAATCTCTAAAATAGGTAAGTTATATTCTTTGTTGTGGAAAACAATCACATCATCTTGCTTACTTAGTTCGACCAAGTCATTCAGACTATCAACATCTATGCACCATGCTCCTTTAATAAACGTTCTCTCTATATTGCCATCCTTATTTACTTTATGATTTGACCCCTTATCGGTAAACGCTTCATCAAATTTTATGTCATAATGTTTAAACGAGGGTAAAGTTCTAATGTCTCTATACTCAACTTGCTTTTTGTATGCACTTTCTAAAGGTTTATCCTCTGACCACAAACTTGTTCGCCGTACGATAAATTCCATTTACTCGCCCTCCTCTAGATCCATTTGTATTTTTTCTAACAGAAATAAACATTCATACAGATTTTTGTTTTTCAACGCTTGCTCAATTTCAGTCGAGTATAGACGGTTATACTTATTCTGTTCAGATACTAAATCTCCATCTAATATTCTGTTCAACTCGTTTTCCAATAAGTTTTGAGCACCGTCGCCTGAATAAGCTCTTTCAGCCGTAATATAAGAGTTAACCATACTAACCACCTCATCTAACTTACGCTGCAACTTATCACGTTGGTTACGTAAGTCAGCCACATCTGTGATGAGTGAGTCACGTTCTGATTTATAATCTGTCATTCCACCATCTCCCCGTCTTTCCAAATTAATGTCAAAGATGCATCATCATCGAGCATGTAGAATGCATGGGTTGTAATGCCCGCAAGCTCATTATCGTCTAAGGCTTCTTTTATACTGCATTTACGTCTTAAACCTGAACTGAGTGAACCATCAACATATTCACAGACCTCCATTATCATAGGAATCACAGTTTCCTCTGTAATATTTTTCTCCACGTCTACGGTAAAAACTTCATCGGGTTCTACCTGTATTAAAGTTTCTAACCAACCTTTAGAGTCAAACTGCACTCTTCCATTTTCACTTCCAACAAAACCTTTATTCTTAATCTTGTTCTCCCATCCCCATTCAATTAACTGTGGTAAGTTCATTTCTTTTTTAACTTTAATTTTCATTTTCACTCTCTCCTAACAAATCTTGATTTTCGTAAACATTACCAAAAACTTCTAATGTATCGACGTCTTCGAAGAGTGGATGAGTGTATCCACCCCAGTCGACAACCGCTTGTGCCTCTTCGATTCTAATAACTCCATATTCATTATCGAGGGCGTCTTGTACTATATCTCCCTCGAACACTTCTGTTTGATACTTAGCATAAAGTCCTGTTGATAGCATCAATGAGAAGTCTTGAATCTGATGTAATGAGTCCTCTAACGCTACCAAAACGTCTTGTCCTTTTATTTGTACAACAACTTCATCTGATAAATACATTTCATTTAATTTCCTATCCCACGCTCTAAATTTCGGTATCATTCCTATCCCTCCTCAATAATCAAATATCGTCTTTTGCGTACCCAGCTCTTGCTCTAGGAACAAGTTATGCGTCGCTTTAAAACGCATTAATTCTGCCTCACTCATATCCCACATTTGCCTTGCAAAGATAGCGTTCGCCACACCAGCAACGTTGTATCTATCTTTAATAGGTACAACACTGATAACTTTGCGACCGTCTTGGTCGAATAAGTTATATTTGTCGAAAATGCTCATAGCAAACACTCCTTATTCCGTTTTTTATCGCGTGGATCAACCAGCATTGCTACACGATTATGATTTACACCAACCACAAAACCTTTTACACCACGCTTGTGTAACTCCTTTTGTAACTGCGTCGGCGACTTGCCAGCCGTATTAATGCGGTAGCGTTGCTTTACCGTGTCACTCAAATCTCTCACAACCATCTCGCCAACCCCAGTTCTTGTTGAATTTCTGCAATGCTCACTTTAATACCTACCATGCGTTGACTGTGACCCTTTCTGCTAAACACTTTAGCCTCTTCCACTTGCGTTGATGGATTTACAATTCGTTTGAATGTCGATGGTGACATATTCAACTTTTTTAATATCTCTTTCCTTGTCCCACCGCACACAACATCATCGCCTTTGTAAATCACATACTCATACTTTGGCGCTCTCATCAGTAAACGACCTCCCAATCGTCATCATCATTAATGTTGTAATACCAACCGTTCTCTAACTCAATCTGCGCCATTTCGTCTCCTTTAAAGTTGTAATAAAGTTCTGTCACTACACCTTCCCACGGCACAGATTGGTCATAGTCTGTGTAAAACGCGACACGATCATCAATCTCCAAATCTCTAATTTCCATGTCGTTTCCTCCTTTTCATGTATGGTTTGGTATTCACAATCTCGTCAATACTCCAGTAATTCTTGTATCGACTTAACGCAATGCTAGGTGTGATACCTTTGTGTATCATTTTTGATTTTTGTGACCTAGTAAATCCTATAAATTTAAGGTCTTTCCAAGTTGTGTCATTCATCCCACAACACCTGGCTTTTCAAATATTTATAGAAGTCGCTCGGTTCTACTGACTGTGGGTATTTAAGTAAATGCGACTTGTCTTTACGACTATTTTTATAATCTCTATACGCACGATCAGTTTTTAATTTATCGAAACTATCTTGTGTTGATTCTGTTACTTTATCGCCATTACGTCCTAACGCAATCGTGTACATTCTCATTCCTCCTCGATAATTTTGAGTGCATCTTCCACACTGTATGCAACGCCTGCAATCGCTCCATTACGTTTAACCACATCAATAAAGTGTTTCTGCACGTCTCTAACGCGTCCTCCCGGTTTCTTGACTTCAATAAAAAATATCTTTCCGTCAGGTCTAAAACCGAATAAGTCACAAAAACCCGGAGGTAAACCAGTATCAAAAATTCGACCATCTGCAGTTCTAACTTTTCCAACGTTTGCTCTAAAAATCATATTGTCTTTAGAGACAGCAATTCTTATTAAGTTCTGTATGTCTTGTTCTGTCATTTGTATCCTCCAATAAATTTAGGGGATAGTTCAAGGGGATAGTTTAAAAGTATTAAAAACGTTGTCATATCAATGGTTCAAACAATATTTTTATAGTTAGGGGACACTTTCAAAAAATCTTTCTCTCTTATATATATAATTACTATTTATTTTATTTATACTTTTCTATAAACTATCCCTACTATCCCCTAAATAAGAATAAAAGTAGTATAAGTATTGATATGACTGGTTTCATCAAAGGGGAGGGTTTTAAGTAAAACTATCCCCTAACTATCCCTTATGCCTCCCCTAAAAATTCAACTTAAATTTGTTTTGTTCTTGTTTTGCCTCTGTTGTTAAATTGAGTCCGTAATAAAATTTACGACCTTGATATTTTTTTCTTTCAAATTTTTTAATCATCTCTTTACCGAACTTTGTATTATTCATTAGATATTGATGATTTTCTTTCGCCCAATAACTGTACGCGGAATAGAGTTCGGATGAATTTATCTTTTCTAGCGGATTCAATTCGCAACACTCATCTAAAAACATTTCAATAGGGTCCATCTCCGTACGGTATTCTTCTCTCTGCTCTCTGATGATTTTAGGTTCAGCGAGTCCGATTCGTTGCCACTCGAGGTAACCATCGACGCACCATTTTATGATTGCAGGGAGTTCGTTTTTTAATTTCTGTGTAAGATTCTTATCGACTTCGTTTAGTGGTATTTGCTTTTCAAAAGGAATGATGACAAAACGACGCCATATCCCGTCATCAGTGCCACGTACATATGGCTTGTGGTTGGTTGCCAACCATAGTTTTAATTGTGGTGTAAACTCGAATTCGTTCTCGTATAGTCGTCGTGCTGATACTTTGTCGCCACCCGTTAATTGTTTGAGCAAACCTTCATCGAAACGATCTCCTTCGTTTGGTTCCGTAGTAGTAACAAATCGAGCGCCGTCGAGTTTTGCAATTTCAGGCGAAGCGTCAGAATTGTTTTTGCCTGCCATGATTGCTTGCGGACGAATATTTGTTGCATAGTCACCAAAAACTTCATTCATGATGTCTAAAAATACTGATTTACCATTACGTCCATTACCGTATAAAACGAATAACACTTGTTCTGATGTAAAACCTGATAACGAGTAACCAATCGCACGTTGTATATAATCAATCAAGTCTTGTCTGCCTAAAAAAATGTCATTTAAAAAGTCGAGCCATATTGGACAATCTGCATTATCTGTGTATTCGGTATTACTCATTTTTGTAAAGAATTTGTTTTTCTCATGTTCGTGCAGTATCCCAGTTGTTAAATCGAGATAACCATTCTGTGTATTGAATAGCGTAAAGTCGGTATCAAAATTGTGATGATGAATCGGCAGTAAATGCTGACATTCTTTCATCATGTTCACTTTTTTACTGTGGTTACGTGAGTCTTTCCAATGTCTGTAACGATATTTCTTCATATCCTCTTCTTCAACATCGTCACTTTTAAAAAGTTTTTCGTCTTTCAATTTATCCACAACTTTATCCACAAGGTGCTTCATCTTACCTGCATCGTCTTTTTTCCAACGCTTGCCGTCGTAATAAAACCACGCATTCGCTGTGTAGTTGTATCTGATATAATCACCGAAGTGATTACGCAAACGTTCTGCATTACCTGTATCATCGTAAGAGTAACGTTTATCTTTTTTAGCAGGTTTAACATCTTGGTCCATAACGTAAACCTGAAAATCGTTATCTGTTGAGACTTCTGGAATAAATTCATTGTGACAACCATCAATAGCTTTTGAGATAGTTTGATTGCCATAAGTGTCATCGCCATGTTGTTCATCCCATTTGTCTCTGTATAAAACCGATTTTCTAAAAATGGTGTCCATTTTCTGTGGATCACGTGCAGTCCAAAATGCTAAATCATTACAGAATGCTAAATCTGCTTCTGATTGTGAGTTGTAGAATTGCGACCAATCTCCCTCATACAATGTGGTAAAACGTAATCCGTTCTTTGATTTTTTAGCAATTTCGATTATCTTCTCTTCCGACAAATCGTTGCCGAAACCTTTACTGGTATTAATAACTTTCTTTTCAGTGTCAGGTTTTAAAATGTATTTGCCATGCAGGTAAGACAGTTTATTCATCTCATCATCGTTTATACGGTTGTAACCACCGATGTGTTTGCCTGTCATAGTAAAGAAACGTCCACGGTTATATATTTCAACGTTTCCACGTCTACGTCCTTTGTCAGGGAGTTCTCCTTTTAGTATCAGATGAATACCGTTCCCTGAAGGACTAATTTCTGCATACGTTTCGAGTATATCTACAAATTCTGAGACGATATTTTCTGTTTCTTCATTTTCTAAATATTCAGTAATTTCTTTACCAATACCATCTAAGTCCACACCGATATAAGGTTCTTTGAAGAAAAAACCAATGCCATCATAATTAACTGAAAGACTTGCAGCATTAGCAAATGAAACCCACGTACTCTCATCGTTTGACTTTGCCATTTGATTGGTAAGAGGGTTATAGGGGCGTTTTGTTTTACGCCCGTTTGTACCCTGTTCAATCTTGAAGCAACACCAACGATCTAACTCTTTCAATTCGTAAGGTATATTGTCGTACATAATAACCCTCCTTGTTTTAACTTACGAATTAAAATGGCAAGTCTTCATCACTAATATCAATTGGACCATTAGCGCTAGCAAAAGGATTGCTATTATCTTCAGTTTTGAATTGATGTGTCATTTCAGGCAATGCTGTTTTATCCCAACGCTTAACGTTTAGATTCTCATAAGTTTTACCGTTGTATTCTGATGTTTCATTTTTGACCGTTACTTTAACTGGTTTGCCTAAGTAATCATTGAATAATTCTTCAATTGATGAATAGGCCTTGCCTTGTTGCAACTGTGCTGCTGCACCGATTGTATTGAAGAATCGCATGTCGTATTTACCAGTTGCTTTTGCTTTCCAAATTTTATGGAAAATAACGTTGTTTTTGTATTTTTGATTCACATCATTTCTGATTGTTAGGCGCATGTCTACGTGTTCTGCTCCACCTGGCGTTACATTTTCTTCACACTTTGTAATCACCGTTTCATAAGTCCCATCTTGGATACCTCCATCGAAAGTATCTTCCATATTTAAAGTAAAGTTTGTCATAATTTAAAATCTCCTTTTTATTTGATTAGTCCTAAATGTTTGCCTTGATAGTATGCCCAACCTTTTTTATAGTTAAGTGATTCGGCTAATTCGTATAACTCTTTCATACTCTTGCAATCTTTAGGCTCTTTAAAATTTAATTTGATAAATGTTTCTTCTGTAATTTCTTCTAATTCTGTGTCTGAATCTTGTTGTAATGCTTGCTCTTCTGATTTCCATTCATGCCCACAATAAGGACATTCTGAATGTGTAGAAGCTACTACACTAAAGCATTCAGGGCATTGTTTTGCTGAAATAGTATTTTCCTCGCGTTTCTTCTTATCGACACCCTTAAAATGCTCATACCAGTCATGCTCGGTTGTAGGTAACCCATGTGTAAGGTAATTACCAACATGATCAATAATGATTGCAGTCTTGTTTTCTTGATAACGCATCGCACGCATTGTTTGTTGAATGAATAGTGTCAATGATTTTGTCGGTCGTAACAGTATTACACAGTGGCAATCCGGTACGTCTACACCCTCACCGTACAATTCTGCATTGACGAGTATGTTCACCTCGTTATTTATGAATTTCTCCATTGCATCATCACGTTCAGCTTTAGGTGTTTTACCATCAACTTGCAACGCTTTATAACCTGATTGATTAAACTTTTCTGCAACCTGCTTACTCGATTCAACATTGTGTGTGTAGATGATAGTTTTCTTACCGTCGGCAAACTTCTTGTAATTTTCTACAGCATCACCGTAAATTGTGGTTTTCATCGCATTTGTAATTGAGTCAGCACGATAGTCACCTGTGCTTGCTGTTTTTAATTGATTAGCGTCAAGTAGATTCACCGAATAATATTTAAATGGTGCTAATCGTTTGTTGTCGATTAACCATTTAACTGTTTTACCAGGTATTAAATCAGTGAACACGTCTGTAAAACCTCTGCCGTTTAATCTGCATGGTGTTGCGCTGAAGCCAAACACATACGCGTCGGGAAACGCCTCGAATATATCGAGATACGTTTTTGCTAATGAGTGGTGCGCTTCGTCCACTAAGATGATTGACGGCTCAGGCTCTGCACCACGTTTAACACGATTCTTGATTGTTTGAACCATTCCGACATGACATAGATCCATGTCAACATTATTTAATCGAAACGTGTTTTTGATTTGGTTCACTAACTCTATCCTGTGTACGCAAAACAGCACTCTATTACCTTTGTCAGTTGCACGCCTTGCTACCTCTGACATGGTGACAGATTTACCGCTACCTGCTATGCAGGCGACTGTACCATGATTCTTTGATTAGCATTTGCGATTGATTGATAAATACCATTGATCAATTCGATTTGATAATCTCTTAGCTGGAAGTTAGTCGCCATTATCGACCACCTCCCCGCCAACGTTAAATAACTCATCTTGCAAACAATGTTCTCTACTATCTAGTTGGTTCTTAGCAAAGACATTGTTCGTTGGCATTAAGATAAACCCTCGTTTGCCTGACTCTTTATTTACAACTAGACGTGCCACGACTTGACACAACCCTGCAACGTTATCTCTAATCGTTTTACGTATGTCGGGAACTGATTGTGTAATCTGCTGTCCTGCAGGTGTGTAGAAGTCGTAGTTCGTTTCCCATGCAAGAAATACGAGTCGTTTGCCTAATGATTGTAGAAATCGCAAACTATCAATCATGAAGAAATCAACACGCTGGTAGTGAGACATTTCGGGAACTCTGTTATTTTTTCCTGATCGCCCTAAATCAGCGAGCATGGATCTAAACAGTTCTGACAGATTATCAATCGCGATAGTATCGTAATTACTTAAAGTCTGTTTATTTTCTGCGAACCACTTCATTAAATCTCCCCATTCTTTCCAAGCTTCGTGAGAATTAAAGTTTAAAATGTCAATGTTCGGATTTCCTTTTAATGGCCGTTCTGACTTATCCACATTCACATATAACGTACGCCCAGGCAGAAAGTTAAGTGTGTGCGTTTTACCGCTACCAGGTTTGCCGTAGATGAGATAAGTGGAGTTGTCTGTGGTGATATCTTTAGCGCTTGAGATAGTAAAGTCCATCACTTAATCACCAGACTTTCACTGTCACGTAATTCAGCGCCTGCAACCTCAATACCTGCTTTAATGTCTTCCTTGATTTGCTTTTTATTCAACTTAGGTTCTTGTTGTATAAAGTAAGATTTATCGAGCAGTGATTCATTTGTAACATAAACACTTGGTGCGTTTTTTCGTTTGTAGATATAATTGGTAGGCGTTCTATATTTTTGTAAATCACGCTGATCTAACATGTCTTGCAAAATTTGTTTAAGTCTATCTGATAAGTTTTGCTTTTGTTTTTTTATATCTTGCAGACGTTTAATTTCTTTATCAATGACATCGACATCTCCATCTACACTACGTTTTAACCCGATTGTGTTATCGATTTTTTCGTGGAGTTCGGACTCAATTGACTCAAGTGTATCTTCTATGATTTGAGGGCCTACATCTTGATTTGCCATTTCTAAGACTTCGAGATATTTCTCGTTGATTTCAAAAATGTTAGTCATCTAGTAACTCCTCCTCTTCATCGTCATCTTCTAAAACAGATAACAATTTGACTTGTTTTTCTAAATGTTCGTTTTCGTCAATTAAATCATCAACGTCTGCTTTTAAAGCGGAAACTTCTTCCTCCAATTCCGCCACTCTCTCTTTTAATCTAAGCTCTTGCGCCACTAATCTTTTAAATTCGGTATAATGTATTGTCACTAATTCCATAGTTTGTTCCTCCTAAAATTGTGATATAATAAATTTGAATTTAATTTTTCAATTGCTTTGACTGTTACTTGTTGGCGCAAGTTTCAGTCTTTTTTAATGCTTCAATCACATAAGTTGTTCCGTAGTATGTGACGATTTCAGCCGCAGTTACTGTGAACAGAATTGTGGTAAAGTACACGCCTGCAAAGGCAAGTACGGTTGTTAAGATGAATGCGACTGCTGCAGTCATGAACCACGCTAGTAAATTTTTCATTTAATTCCCTCCTTTTCAATGATGTCTTTCAAAGCTCCAGTTTTTAAACCGAGATTGACAATACGTTGCGTCAATTCATCGATTTGCTCTTGTGTCATGGTAATCCCTCCTTAGTTTGTTTTTTCGATTGTGGGTTAGCCTAATCTCTCTAAAATTCTGTAATCACCATGTCGCGCTGCAGTATCTTTTTGCGTATCAGTGAGTCGTAGATAATTAAGACTCAAACTTTCTAAGCTTGCATTCTCTAACAATTGCATTGCGTTTTCGTAATCAATATGTTTGATTGTTGTATATGTGATTGAATTAAAATGTTTGTTGAGCACGCTGTACAAACCTGTAATAAAGTGACAACGCTTCTTGTGGTAAAGTTCGTCCGATACTTTTTCAGTGAAGTATTGGTTGACGAGTTGATATGATTTTTCTGCAACTTTTGCTTTAATGAATTTAGCTTCACCATGTGTAATCGTTAAATTCTTTTCTAGTTTTTCAAAACGATCGTCAAGCGTTGTCTGCATATCGTACATTTCATTTCTAAAATCGTACATTTCTCGTTTGTTTTCTTTCATTTCTCTTTCGTGTTCAAGTATCTTATCTAAAAGACCTCTGCTCATTTCTGCTTGTTGTACTAATTGGTCAGCTTGTCTTCTGCTAATATCGATTAAATTTTTAGACATCGATTATCTCTCCTTTGTTAAGTTGTTTGTTTAGTTTTTTTGATAAATCAAGTAAATCATCAGCTATCTTTTTAATAGGTTTAACTGCATATTCATTGTTTAAGATGTACTCGTCGTGAATAAAATAAGTCATAGGCGCAATTTCTTTGATAAGTTCTTCACCTTTTTTTACAAGGTCATAAACTTCTTTTTGCGCTTTCAATTGTCGTTGCCCATCGTCCAACTTTCTGTTCATATCATTGATTGCTTTGTTTAACTCATCATATTTCTGTGACTTTTCAGTAACTTCATCTCTACGTTGTTCCATTTCTTTGATGTCTTTTTCTAACTTTTGGTTACGTTGTTCAATGAGTTTTTGGTGATGCCGTGTTTGCGCTAACGCTTCTTTCGTCTGTTGATAATCCTCAGGCTCCATGTAACGCTCAATCACTTCTGGCTCTTTATTCTCTGCTTCTTCTAATTTTTGTAATGCTATCTCTTCCGAACGTTGAGCCTGTTGCACTTGTGATTGGAGTTGGGCGTTTTGTTCGTCGCGTTGTTTGAGTTGACGTTTAAATTCTTCGCGTTCTTTATTAGTCATTTCATATGGTGTTTTCATTTCTCCTGAAGATGTTTGTTGTTTTTCTTCTCGGTGTTCTTCTGGAATAGTTGCTATCTGATATAAAGCTTTAAGTCCTAAATTTGCGCCCGAGTGCAATTTTGGTTGTTCGTCTGCTACTTTTATAAATCTACTAGCTTGATACTTATCTAAACCGACTCTTTCAAGCCACTCACCAAACTCTCCGTGAGCTAGGTCATTCTCTTTCACATGCTTCAATCTTCGACCAATCTCAAAAATAGATTGACCAGCAATGTTTTGGTAACTTTTAATTTCTGTTTCAATTGTGGTTAAGTCATTACTAAGCTGTAATTCGTTCAATCGTGTATGCTCCTTTCGTGTATAATTTAGTTATCAACCTAAGGAGGTGAATAACATATGAAAAATTATTATCATCTTTTATCTTTTCATGATGATATGGCTAACGAATCTGCTAATAGCTTTCTCAAAGATGGTTGGGAACTTGTTCACGTTGGTACAAAATTGATTGATATTCTGGATAACGGACAAGCTTATTACAATACTGAATATGTTCTTGGCGGAACTAAGGAACAGTATGAAAAATACATTGCCGATTCTGAAAAAGCTGACAAGGATTTATTTAGCCAATTTCAACTTAGCGACGATGATTAGCTAGGTAATGTTGTTCTCTATCGATTAGGTAGAGAACTTCATTTATTTCTGTGTATGAAAGTTTGGCGTTTTTAATTTCTTCGTTCAAACCTCTTTTTAGTAGCTTTTGTTCTTTGTTAAGTAAATTGTTAGTTCTTTCAATAATATGAATTTGTGGATCTGCTATTCTTTTTAATTTTTGCATTGTTTGTCCTCCTTAAGTTTTTTGGTGCTCTTTGTTGCCATTTTGGTGACATCTGGGTAAAAAAATTTCTTCCATCGTTTTACCAAATAGCTTGGAAATAATGAACATTTCATCGGATGTAAAAGCTGTTTTGCTTCGTTCTTTGTTGATATATGAATTTCGGCTAATGCTTAAAATTTTAGCCATTTCATCTTGGGTATATCTCTCTTTTCTTAATCCGTAAAGTTTATGCTGCATCTGTTTAGCACCTCCTTGCAAATATAACTATAGCACCGTATCGGTGACATGTAAATAGTCTTTTGCAAATTTTTTTGTTTTTTTGATAAAAAAAGCTACCATTTTGGTGACATTTAATGTACAATTAATTTAACAAAATGACGGAGGAAAACGGAAATGAATCATGAAGAACTAGCAATTTATATTGGAAATCAGATAAAAAAATTTAGAGAGAAACGCGGTTTAACTCAACAAGGTTTAGCTGATAAATTGAATGTTAGTCGACAAGCTGTAAGTCGGTATGAAAAAGGACTAAGAAAAGCTAATCAAGATACACTTTTTGAATTATCGCACATATTGAAATGTAGCATTGATGATTTCTTTCCAAAAAATGATGTAGATGAAAAACCTCAAACTCTAGCAGCTCATTTAGAAGGAGAGTTAAAACAAGAGGATATTGACTATATCATGTCTCTAGTCGAAAGATTTAAAAACGAAGATAAATAAAAGGGGAGATATATTTGTCTAAGTATGAACAACTATTAATAGAGAATCAACATATTAAAATTAAAGATAATGTTAAACTTCCGTATGGTTATAAGGGAGTTTATTCTGACGAAGTCATATTGATTGACGATAGTTTGACAGAATATAAAAAACACGAAACGCTTGCTGAGGAAATAGCTCATCATAAAATAACCTACGGAAACATCTTAGATCAATCAAACATACTTAATCGTAAATTCGAATTAAAAGCGAGACGCCTTGCAAATGAATCAGTGATTACATTGCAGGGCTTAATAAACGCTTTTAATTATGGTGTGCAAAATATTTATGATTTAGCTACATATTTTGAAGTCACTAAAGATTTTGTGCTAGATACCATACAACATTACAAACAAAAATATGGTTTAAGAACTTACTACGGTAAATACATCATTGAGTTTGAACCGTTGATTATATATAAAGATATTTAACGCTTTATGCGTTTTATATAATTCATTCTTAAGGGGGACATGTGAATGTCGGAGAAAAAAGAAGATAACAAAAAAGGTTGTCTTGGTTGTTTAGGTATCATTGTGTTAATTATTTTAGTTTTTGGTGGTTGCAGCGCCTTATTTGGCAACGATGAAGATAAACAGAAAAACGATGCTGAAAAACAAACGCAAAAAGCAACAGATGAACAATCTAAAAAACAAGACGATAAAAAAACGCAACAAAAAGAAAAGAAAGAAGATAAAACATCTGAAACTAAAAAAGTTAGACCGGAAGATGACACTGTTTATGGTAAATTGACAAAGAAACATGATGATAATAGTGTAGTAGTAATTGACGATATGACTTATATACTAGGTGACAATGACAAGATATTACAAGCTGAAAAAGATTTTTCTAATTTACCATTAGATAAAAATACAGATAAAAACTTCTTGAATGAACACGCGAAAGATTTGATGGCAAAAGATGCTGAATTTGTTTCTAATAAATCAGATACAGAACAAAAATATCATTCTGAATCTTTAAATAAAGATTATTACGTCACTTTATCACTAACTGATGACGGTAATGTACGTAGTCTTATAGTTTCAAGTTACGAATAATTTTTTGGGTACCTCACCGTACCCTTATTATTTTTTTACTTTTTTGAGGAGGATTACAATGAATGTAGCCATATATTGCCGTGTTAGTTCGCAAGAGCAGGCAAATGAGGGGTATTCAATTCACGAGCAAGAGCGTAAATTAAAATCATTTTGTGAAGTGAATAACTGGAAAAATTATAAAGTTTTTGTGGACGCAGGTGTATCAGGTGGTACGATAAATCGCCCTGCTTTTAATAATCTACTAGCTAATTTAGATAAATTTGATTTAGTGTTAGTTTACAAATTAGATAGATTAACACGATCGGTTAGAGATTTACTATCTTTACTAGAGACTTTTGAAGAGCATGGTGTTTCTTTCAGAAGTGCGACGGAAGTTTTTGATACTACCTCTGCTATCGGTAAACTATTTATCACGATTGTAGGTGCTATGGCAGAATGGGAACGCTCTACAATACGTGAACGTAGTTTATTCGGTAGTCATGCTGCAGTACGTGAGGGTAATTATATTAGGGTAGCTCCTTTTTGTTACGATAATATTGATGGTAAACTTGTTCCAAATGAGCATAAAAAAGTTATTGAATATATTGTTAAAAAATTATTAGAGGGCGTGACAGCAACAGAAATAGCTAGACGCCTTAACAACGCAAACAACTATCCGCCAACTATAAAAAACTGGAGTAAAACAACAGTTATCAGACTTGTGAACAATCCTGTAATGCGTGGACATACCAAGCACGGCGATTTGTTTATAGAAAATACACACGAGCCGATTATTACAGAACATAATTATAAAAGAATTTCAGAACGTTTATCATCACGTGTTAATTATAAAAAGCAAACACACACTTCTGTTTTTAGAGGTGTACTTGAATGCCCACAGTGTGGTCATAAGTTGCATTATTTCAAATCAAAGCTCAAAAATAAAAGCAAGACTTATTATAGTGAGGGCTATCGTTGTGATTACTGTCGCACAGATAAAACGGCACGTAATATTGCGATAACTTTTTCTGAAATCGAACGTGAATTTATTGAGTATATGAGTAACATAAGATTGAGTGATAATTATGGCATCGAAGTAGAACCTAAAAACGAAGTTATCAAAATAGACATTAATAAAATAATGCGTAAACGGTCTCGATTCCAAGAAGCATATGGCGATGGATTGATGACGAAAGAAGAATTTAAGCAAAAGATGAAAGAAACTCAAAAATTAATTGATGAATATGAGGAAGCAGAAAGTAAAAATGATGTGGACGACCACATTACGAAAGAACAAGTGCAAGCTGTTCAAAATTTGTTTAGACATATTTGGGACAGCCCTAATGTGACGCGTGAAGATAAGGAAGAGTTTGTTCGACAGTCAATCAAAAAAATAGACTTCGATTTCATTCCTAAAAGCAAAGTGAATAAAACGCCTAATACACTAAAAATAAACAATATAGATTTGCATTTTTAA